TAATAAACAAAATCCTGATGAGCATCGAGGGCGTAAGCGGGTGCATGAAAATTCTCCCCTGACCCGTATGCAAGAGATCTTTGTTAAAGAACTGGTTTCTAATGATGGCACGATCACGGGAATGGAAGCAGCGGAGCGGGCGGGCTATTCTAAAAAGTCTGCGCCTGTTCGAGCAAGCCAAATGACCAACCCGTATATCAGCCCTCATGTTTGTAAAGCGATCCGAGAATATCGGGATGAGTTAGATGCAAAGTTTGGCGTGACGTATCAGCGGCACGTTAGAGATCTTCAAAAGATTAGGGACATTGCTTTAGAGAACGGCGCATACTCTGCGGCTGTTCAAGCTGAGTATCGTCGAGGCATGGCGCAAGGTGATATTTATGTTTCGAAATCCGAGATACGACACGGCAGCATCGACAGCATGAGTAAGGAAGATGTTTTGAAAGCACTTCAAGATTTGAAAGATACCTATGGTAACGCAATCGATATCACTCCCGATCAAGATGAAAACGGAAGCGGGCTTTTATCAGCAGTTGAAGACGGCGGTGAAGAACTCGAGGAACAGGAAGCTAAATCTAACCAGAATTGAAAACTGGGCGGGGCAAGGCATACCTGATTTATTGATTTGTGATGAGTTGGGTTTATTCCATTTTGTTGAGTTAAAGTTTTGTAAGGGCAACGCGGTAAATCTCAGCCCGCATCAGGTGGCGTGGCTGACAAGGCATAAAAGCTCCAGTTCGTGGGTTCTGGTAAAGAAACAATCAAAACCTGAGAGTGCGCCGTTTCTTTTTTTGTACCATGCGAAACAGGCGATAGAACTTAAAAGCAACGGCCTTAAAACTGAGGCCGTTTTTTCTTGTGAAAAGAAATTTGCTTGGGATAGTGTTTTTAACTTGATTGCTCCGATATAATCGCATACTGTCTTATACATGAGGTTTAACGGAGGAAAAAATGATATCTGATCTAAAACATAAATCATGTATCGATTGTGACGAAGAATTAGTTTTTGAAGGTTCGGGTGAATATGAGCCTGACCCAATCACAGGGGAGCCGCGATGTTTTTCGTGTGATTTAAAAGCCAATTCAGAAAGATATGAACAGGAAAGTGAGGTTTTTTTTTATGGTTAAACTAAAGCAAATAAAAAAGATTGGGTTGCCACCAGATTGGCAATGGACAATGCCGAATGGCGACGTGATTGATATCCGTGTTGAACGACGCGGGGCGAACTATCGACGATATCATATAATATTACCGCAACCGCACGGGAAAATGGTGTTTGAAAAAATGTCAGAATTGCGGGATTTTCTGAATCAGAATTTCGAGGGGTGATTAATGTTTTTATTTGAGATTATCGGGCGATTGTTATACGGCGAAGATTATGCTGAATTAAAAAAGCATACTAATAAAAAAACGCGACGCCGTAAAAAATAACTTGTCATATAAGATTATATGCGATATTAACGGGATTAGGGAACTGATCCCGTTTTTTATGAGGTGAAAAAATGAAATATTTTATTGCAAATATCGATGAACAAAATGGTGAGTTTGAGATTAGTCAAACTATTATTTTTAAGGCTGAAAATTTAGAGCAGGCGGACAAAATACATTTATACACTGTGGGAACTTGGTATGGTGAAGATATCATGGAATGGAATTTTCACGATGAAAGATTTTACAACGATTTTGTCGCAGTCAGGGAAGGGTATTTAACCGAGATTGATAAACATACTTTTGAACAAGTCTATAAACATTTTGTAGTTGATATGACGCCGAAAAGTTTTGAAGACGTTGAAGGTTGGCATAAAAAACATTCTCGATATTTAAAAGAATGGACTGAATCGGAGAATGGATATGACTAAATTTAAAGTTAGCGTTTCAGTTGAAGAGGGCGCGGTATTAACTCTTGAGGCCAAAAATAAACAAGAGGCTGAAGAATTAGCTGTTGAGATTTTATCTTTTTATGGCGGCGTTAATTATCCAAAAGAATACAACGCTGAAACCGTGCATCGGGATTATATGGTAATAGATATTAAAGAATAACTTGCATATAAGATATTATAAGAGTATACGGGATTAGGGAACTGATCCCGTTTTTTTTATGAGGTTTAAAATGTTAAAGACTGTTGAGATTTCGCGAGCGAAAAAGACAAAAGGTATTGCTGTCACGTATAGAGCGGGCGGCGGGGAGAAATATGGAACTTGCCCGACCAGTTGTAAAATGAATGCGAGCGGTAAAGGTTCGCAAAAAATAGATTACGATTATTTAAATGCTCTACTCGATGCAAAACCGCGATTAGGGGAAAGTTTTACTTATTCTCATTTTGATCCCTATTTATGGGGTCATAAATTAAGAGATGATAAAACCGTGATTAATTACAGCACTGAGAATAAACGCGAGGCGTTATTTGTTATGAAAAGTAAAACCGCGCCCGTTGTTTTAGTGATGCCAGAAAAGCATTGGATGAAACGCGGCCATATAACTTTATCCGACGGAAAAGACTTTTCTTTAAAAGTTGTGAGATGCCCCGCGGAATATAATGACAAAATAGGTTGCAACAATTGCGGCAACGGTTCGCCGTTATGCGCCCGATTAAAGCGAAATTTTATTGTCGGATTTACAGCTCATGGTGCTAGTAAAAGATTAGCCGCCGACAATACCAAGCGGGGCGGGTGTTATGCCGACGCGGGCAATTGCCGCATATGGTGGCAAGAAACCGCTGATAGTGAACAGCCCGACGAAACCGACGGCGAAAAGCTTTTAAGGTTCGCCGCAAGTTTACCGCCGCGGGCAATTATTCGTCATCACGTAGCGGGCGATATTGGCGCGGAATAAAAAAGCTTGCAATATATGCGATAATATCGGATAACTGAAACCGTGCTAATTCTGGCACGGTTTTTTTTATGAGGTAAAAAATGGAAAACGTTTTTCAATTACGCGCTAGCGACGTTGTTTTAGACAAGGTTTATAACCCGCTCAAATCGGATTTTTACGGGAAATTAACACCCGATCAATTAGATGAATGGTGCGGTATTATTCCCGATTTTTTCGCTAGTGCTGTTATGGCTTGCGAGCCAGATATAACTAAGGCAGATAAAAACGAAAAAACGGACATTGTCAGCGGTGACATGGATAGTTTTGATTTGCGTTTAATTGCGCTCAATAAAGTTGCTTTGGCAATGGATGATGAATACAGTTACGGCGGGTTTGGGTCGTCGGTTATGAAAACCAAACCGAACATATTAGGCCGAATAATTGGAAACGACGGCGAGGCAGATTTAGACCCGCTCGGAGAATTCCATTACAAATTTTTACAATTATTTGTTTACGAGTGTGGAATGGTCGCGTTGCGTATTTCTGGCAAGCCAGATACCGTTAAATTTGCGAGGTTCGATTAATGCCAGACATTACTTGTAGCCATTGCGGCGAGCCTTGGGATATTTACGAATTGCACGATTTGCGAGATCCAGACACTGATAAGAAAAGAACGTTCAAAGAGGCAACCGCGCTATTTGCAAAATTTGGTTGCGGCGCGTTCAATATCTTTTCGCCGCCGTCTAAATGCACAAATCCAGTTTACGACGAAGACGCCGCATTGCGGGCTTTTGTTAATCAAGAGTTGTCTGAATATGCCGACGATTGGCTTGAATAAATAAACTTGCACAATATCGCATATTATCGCATTATGGGCGGGCGGGTAATTCCGCCCGCTTTTTTTATGAGGTAAACAATGGAAAATTTAAATACTAATTCGGAAAATCAAAACGATTTGGAATATTACAAAAATAAATATGAACAAGTGCAAAAACAGCGCGACGATTTAGTTTATAAAGTTAAAATCGAAGTAGAAAAGCGGGAAGCTTTAGAAAATAAAATTGCGTCGTTTCTTGATCCAATTATTGAAAGTAAGCTTGACGATTTCAAAGTTGATCTTGAGGAAAAGGTTTACGAACTGGAAAGCAGAATTGACGATATCGACAACGAAGATGATATTCTCGACAAGGTTAATGAGCATATCAACGATTTAATCAGTGACGGCAGATTAACCGCAAAAATAGAATTGGATTGATCGATGCCAGACACACAAGTTAATATCAAACCGAATAAGTTTTTCCATACGCCCGACGATTGGGATGCATTGGAAGCTTGGATTAATCTGCACTATGGACATGAACGGTTGCACGTTATGACCGCCGCATGTATGGCTTGGAACTTGGCTTGTAAGTACGTGAACGACGCTAACGACCAGTAAACCAATCCACACTTAAAATTGATTAGCCCGCCGTTGTGCGGGCTTTTTATTTGCGTTTAATACTTGCCGCGACCCGCCGCCCGCCGTGCCCGCCAAACGTACCGCGACCCGCGAACCGTGACACTGGGTCGACGGTTCGGGATGCGCGGGGAATTCCCAGCTAATCCAAATCGCCGGGTCACGATCCGAATTTACTGCATTGCCGGACGTTATTTTTTCATAGGATCCTTACGATATCGGGTCAGTTTTTATGCAGTAAAATCAGCGATTTGCGCCCAAATTTTCGCCGCCCGCGGCCTTGTGGCACGAGAGCATGGGCCATGTTTCTCGCAAATATTTATTTGCAAAATTGAACGGGATGTAAGTATATGATATATATCGCATATAATCGTTTAGGGTCCCCCGGTATGAGTGTTCAGGGAAATTCAGTAGAAGACAGGCTTTTGAAGCTTCAATTGAGGCTCGCGCAGCTTGAAAAACAGGAATCTTGTCGTGAAAATTTTTTAGATTTTGTGGGAACAATGTGGCCTGATTTTATCTCTGGACGCCATCATCGAATTATAGCTGAAAAACTAGAGCGTGTTGCGAGGGGTGAACTCAAGAGATTGATCATCAATATGGCTCCGCGGCACACGAAGTCTGAGTTCGCATCTTTCTTGTTTCCTGCGTGGATGATGGGCAAGAATCCTGGGATGAAAATCATCCAGGCGACGCACACGACAGAGCTTGCCGTGAACTTTGGACGGAAGACAAAGAACCTGATTGACAGTGACGAGTTCAAGACTGTTTTTCCTGAAGTAAAGTTGGCTGCGGATTCGAAAGCTTCTGGTCGGTGGGACACGAGCCGTGGCGGGATGTACTATGCTGTTGGTGTGGGATCGAACTTAGCGGGACGTGGTGGTGATTTGGTGATTATTGATGACCCGCATTCGGAGCAGACTGCGATGAGCAACAGTGGTTTTGACGATGCGTGGGATTGGTATACTGGGGGTCCCCGACAGAGGTTACAGCCGGGTGGTAGTATTGTGTTGGTTCAGACTCGTTGGTCGGAGAAGGACATGACGGGTCAGTTGTTACGGGCGATGGCAAAGGATGAGTTAGCGGATCAGTGGGAGGTTGTGGAGTTACCTGCTATTTTTGATGACGGGACGCCGTGTTGGCCTGAGTTCTGGAGTCTTGAGGATTTGACCGCGGTCCGCGCATCTATACCTCCGAGCAAATGGAATGCGCAGTATCAGCAGAGGCCGACGGGTGAAGAGAATGCGATTATCAAGCGCGAGTGGTGGAACAAGTGGGAGAAGGAGAGTGTTCCGCAGTTGGAGTATGTGATTCAGAGTTACGATACGGCGTTTAGTAAGAGGGAGACGGCGGACTATAGTGCGATTACAACGTGGGGTGTATTTTATCCGAATGAGGGTGGAAGCGGACCTAATTTGATATTGTTGGATTCGAAGAAGGGTCGGTGGGAGTTCCCTGAGTTAAAAGCGATTGCGTTGGAGGAGTATGAGTTCTGGGACCCCGACA